TCTTTCTTCTTTTAGCTCTCCAATATGTTTCACTACAAGTGGAGACAATCTTGGGTTCGTAAGCTCAGATCCTTCTTGTCTTGCTCTTTTTGGAGAATAACCTGCCCTAAGTGCCGCCTCTGTTTTAGTTAGGGGACCATTTTCATCACCGAACACTAAAAACTCGGCAAATCTTTGTTGCATCTCTGTTAATCGTTTTGGTACACCCATGAGTTGACAATTTAAGGTAACCCTCCTATAAAGTCAACTATGAAAGTACATAGAAGTTCGAAAGAGCTACAAGACACTATCGAGGGGTATAAACAATTAGTGGACCAACAAAAGAAAGAAATTTGGGGGTTAAAGAAAGTTGTTTCTGAGAATGAGCAAAACAAAAATCTTCTAATTGGCTATAAAAAAGTCATTGAGGATTTACAAATAAAGTTAAATAAAAAATAATGTACGTCAGACATTTACAAGAATATTTAGACAAATTTACCGAAGGACAAAACGGAAGAAGAGGAAATGCTGTCAGTGATGCTAAAATCTACATCATGACTTCCAAAGGTTATTTAGAAGAGATTAAAAGAATTGAAGTTCATCAAAGTAATAATCCTTTAGATACTTCACTACGAGTGGTTTTAAAGCCAAATAGGGAGGAAAAATTAATACTACCTCCAGGATATATCAAAGATTACTAAGGGCATGGCATGTAACACTACCACGCCCCTAGACTCATTTTAAAGAGGTAAATCAAATACAGAGTCAGAGTTTCCGTTATTTTTATCCTTTCTCCATTTTTCAAACTCTTCTCTATCTTTTGCCTCTTTATCCCACTGAGTTCTTAAAACTTCATCAACTGCATTTTCGACTTTTTTAAGACCTTCTTTAGTGTCGACCAAAGTAATTATTTTTTTAATTAAATCTAATTTATCTTTTTCCATCTTTCTTACCTCCTTTCTAAAAACAATCTGAACAATATTCTCTGTTTGATGTGCTTTGGTTCTTGTATAGATAATTATTGCACTTCTTAGCCTTACAGATAATTGTTCCTTTTATTAGTTCTTTTTTTTCTTTATTAAAAAAATCATCACCATTACAATTAATTAATTTTGATCTGTCGTTTTTAGGTAAAATATTTTTAATTGTGCTTTCTATTAATTTTTTATTTTCTTGTTCTTTCTCTATCTCCAACAATTCATCAAAAGTTTCACTACCTTTTAACTCTACACCCTCAAAAGATTTCAATTGCTCCACTTTCTTATGATTTATTTTCATTCTTCCTCACTTTCTAATTGTTCAATTAAGTTATCAAGACAATCATCAATAGTTGTTTCTGTTCCTTCATTGTCTTTTGGTAAATTACCAAATTTATGAAACTTAGCTTGTTTTTTAATGTCATGCAGATCACATAATAAATCTGATATATTCATTTTATTTCCTTCCTTTTTTTATTTCTTTCTAACTTTAATTTATACTTATTATAATACACCCCACCTACACAACTCAAGATATTTCTCAAAGTCTGTTCCATGAGCCTTTTTACATTATCTTGAGTTGGTAAATTCTTTTTCATAGTCTTTTTTTAACCTCTCTCCTAATATCTTCTTGAGTTTTAGACATAACTTTTTCAAAAATGTAATCTCTAAATTTTCTAAGGTCTTGTGTCATACATGTTTCTTCTTCATGTCTTTTCATTACATATTTAGCATTTTCAATATCTTCACTATCTCCAAATCTCATTGCAATTATAACAATGTTTTCTGTGTGAAAATTTTGATCAGTATTGTATTCAATCCAATCATATAAATTAAAAATACTCGTACTTTTTATTTTACTTTCTGTTATAGGTATTTCTTCGTACATTTTTTTTATCTCCCTTCAATCTTTTTAGATCCGTAAAGATCCTCATAACTATCATTCTTTGTCATTTGTTCCCACTCCTCTTCAAGTTCTTGATAAAGTTCTTTATCAGAGTGATAAGCTTCTGCACTTGCAAAACCTTTTTTGTACCCTTCTTTAAATGCAGTTTCTAACATGGCATAGATATCTCTATGTTTTACATCTTTATCCATATCTAAAATTTCATCTGCATTCTTCCAAAACATTTCCTCAACTCTTTTGTTTGGGAAACATTTTTTGTTGTCTATTGCTTTTCTTTCATCTTTTGCTGTTTTCATACTTTCTCCTTTTTTGTTTTTTCTATCATTTATAATCCTATAATTAATATAATCAAGCATTATTTTTTAACTACTACCTGGAGTTGTGTCCTTAAGCTTGGACACAACATCTTGTGTTTCATCTTAAATCCTCAATAATATGGATTATTATAATCATCAGTAGGCATACAAAACCACCTACACCCAAAATCATTGGTATATACCACCACTCCATTTTATTTTATCCTTTCTATTGTGCAATTATCCAATCGCCATGTGTAACCAACGAAAGAATAATTTTCTTCATCATTAAACTTTTTAAAAACCTCGTCCAATGATCTTGCCTTGTCATATGCCTTTGTAGGTATCAAAGTACACCAATTAAACATTGAGTCATTAACTAATTCACCCTTTTCTTCATCAAATAAATTAGTTCCTTCATACTCCTTTCTTAATGTTTTTTCGGTGTGAACTTGCACTATATCGCCATCATTCCAAGTGCAAAGGTACATTTTTTCATTGTTTGCATTTTCTATTGTTATTGATTTATCCATTTTCTTTTATCCTTTCTTTGGGTTTATTTCTTCTTCTGACCATGTCCAACCCATAGACACATCAAAAGCTTTAATTGTTTTTCCATTACAATTAAATTCTGACCTTTCAATAGTTATTATATCATCTTCATTAAAATCTCTGATTGATATATTTTCATCATCAATGATTTTAAATAATTCATGATCTGTTATTGAATTAGTTTTTTTCTGTATTTCGTTAAATTTCTTGATTTGATCAAGTTCAACCATAGGAATTGACCAACCATTCCATTTATGATTGGTTACATACCCTTCAATATAATGATTATCTTCAACCCAATGATCATGATATAATTTAACTTTTTTCCATTCCATTGGAAATGAATTAGTAAATTTTATTTTTTCATTTCTTACATCATCAATGAAACTTTGATTGTTTATATCTATTGATTTAACAAATCCCCCACCTTGAGGACATACAGACAGTTTATTATTTTCAAACTTTGTGATCTCCATATAATGATCATTATTATTATAATGATCACACATATATTTATTATTTTTTATTAACTCTTTTATGTTCATTTTTTATTTCTCCTTTGTTAGTTTCTGATCTCATCAGTTGAGGATTAACCTCAAGACCCCTCAATTGAGGGGTTTCGATCTATTTTAAATTGTTTTTAATCAATGCTTGATTATATGTGCTATTAATCGCACTAACAATCTGACCTTCAACCTTTCTTTTTTCTTCCTCTCTCTTTTTAGTTTTTTCTGAATTGTTGTCTTGTCTCATTCTCTCCAAATCTTTTGGATCTGAAAGATTGTATTCAGAAACTTTCTCAATCTTAACTGTTACTTTTTCCATAACTTTGTTAATTGCTTTTATTCTCTCAATTTGTTTCTTTTGTAACAAACTTAAAGAATTATAATCAATCTTAGAAAGAAAATTTTCAAGATCCTTTTCACTTGTTCCATACTTCCAAAGACCAATTGATTTAATATGTTCATTCTCATCAATTAACAAAACATCAACTGCATTATATGTTGATTTTTTAACTGCACACCACTTATTGGTTTTAGGGTTTAAAGTACAGAAACAAACTCTGTCACCTTTGTTCTTGTCTGTTTCAATCCAAGTTCTTCTTTTAGTTTTTAATCTAAAACCCCATGGATAATTATTAACTTCAACAGCATTTTCAAAACTGTCTTTGTTGTAAATGTATTTAGTCATTTTTTATTTTCTCCTTTGTTAGTTTCTGATCTCATCAGTTGAGGATTAACCTCAAGACCCCCTTGAGGGGGTTTCGATCTAATTATTTCTTTTTTTCCTTTCTTCTATTTCGTTAGTAATTAAATCAAATCTTCTTAAACCTTTTGCAATATCTAATTTTAATTGGTCTCTGTCTTTTTCAAATTGAGACAAAGACAAATTCCAAATTGCAATTTGTTCTTTTGTGTAGCAGTGTTCCCAAACTCCTTTGCCCTCAAACTTTTGAACATCTTCTGAAACTCTTATATTTGATTTAAGAAGACTAATTGCAGTTTCAGTTTGTTTCAAAATGTCATAATGCATTTTAATATGTTCTTTTTCGTTCTTAATACATTCTTTTAAATTGTCTGAATAAATAATTGCACCAACGTTAATTGCTTTGAATGTTGGAATATCTTTTTCAACTTTTGCAATTTGATCATCAAGAATTAAAGTTTGCTTTGTGATCTCTTGATTGATTTTAGTTAGTATATTCATTTTATTTTCTCCTTTGTTAGTTTTTATTTATGGGAGATTATAGGAGAAAAAACAGAATACAAGAAAATAATTAACTATTTTTTAAAATTACTAGATATAGTAGATCCCGGTTTCCAGGCACAAGATATTGTGTTTACAACTTGAAATTGTTTAATTTACAATGTAAATGTTACTTTAAAAATAAATGAAGAATGAAAGTAAATTTTATCACGAAATCAAAAAGAATATTAATCAAATTAGTTGGATTAGAATTGAAAATTCTGTCATTCATGGGGTTGCTGATCTATTGGGCTATAATGATAATTGCACCTTTTTCACAGTAGAGTTAAAAGTTGCAAGAGGTAACAAGATTACGTTTTCACCTCATCAAATTGCATACCATTTTAAACACCCTAAAAATAATTTTATCTGTGTTAAGGGGCAAGATCCGAGAGCCTTGAAACTTTTTGAGGGGTCAAAGATCCATGAACTTTTAAACGTGGGTTATAAATCAAGGGCATTGGCTCAAGGATATGACGAGATTAAAAAGGTTCTTTGTTCTTTGTGATCATTACTATTAATAACTGTTTAGTTATCGTTAGTAATAAATTAAGATCCTTGATCCGTGTTTCATGGTCAAGGGATCCTAAACAAAAGCCAAAAACCAAAAAACAAACAACACCGACCCCCCCAAAACGCAAAAAGGGATCCTACGACACGACGCAAGGTGCAAGAGTTAGACTGTTAATGGTGGTAAAAACGTTTTCATTAGGTATAGTGACCCTAAAAAAATTTTGCAAAATTTTAAATGAATTTGGATACAGTAGATATAAGCAAGTTACCTTCTGATATAAGAAAACAGTTCTTGCAGCTAAAGGTAATGCATGCAGAAAAAAAGATACAGAATAAGGCTAAAGAAGATTTCTTGTCCTTTGTTAAATGTGTATGGCCAGATTTTGTAGAAGGTCCCCACCACAGACACATTGCAGACAAATTTAATAAATTAGCAACCGGTGAGATAAACCGTTTGATAATCAACATGCCCCCTAG